CAATCTTTACTTTACATTTGAGCAAGGTACATGGGCAGATACACTTCCTGAAACTGTAATTGTTGGACCAGAAGGAACTGGTGAAGATGTAATCCAAGATACCACAGTTTCTGCTTCTCAGCGTGAGTGTGCTTCTACTGCTACTGCTATCCTCCAACTAACTGAGAACATCACCACCATTATTAACACTGGTCTAACCAAGGTTGTAAATGGTGTTACTGTTCCTACAATTGATCGTGTTGAACCAACATTTAACACTGCTCTACTAGCATCCAGAGCAACAATCTTTACGATTGATGTTACTGGTTACGGTTCAACCAACGCACATGACTTCGAGACTGGAACTCCTGTTAGACTCGTTCCACGTCCTCGTTTTGATACTAACACTGGTCAGTATGTTGACGTTGACAAGCGTCTTGTTAGACTACCTAATGGTTTCGATACCAACGAGACATACTATGTAATTGCTCCTGGTAGAGCAACACAGCCTGTTGATTACAGTGGAACTCAATACTTCAACGGTAGCGATCAGACTAAGTTGATGCTCGCAACCTCTAATGAGAACGCAGCAGCAGGTATTTACATCTATGCTTCTGAGACTGATGTTATCGATCCTGATGTTGAGATTGATATCTACCAATTCATCATCGATCAAGACTATGATCTAATTACATATTCTTGTGATCTTAACAACGCTGTTGATGGTGGTATTGAGTCTGATATTGCTCACATCTTCGATAAACCATCAACTTCTACTACACCCCAGAAGGTATTCTTTAGAGCAATTGAAGGTAGTGAACTACCCGATCTATCTACTAATTTTGCTCAGGATCCAGCAGTCGCAATTACTTCTGGTGTTGACGCAGGTAAGATCAATCCTAATGCTGAATTCTTTGTTCGTTATCAGACCAGCAAAGTCTTTACCATTCACAAGACACTTGCTGATGCTCTAAACAATGTAACCCCAATCCAATTCAACAATCAGAACGGACCATTTAGAGTTCTTGCTAACAAGAAGCGTAGTCCAATGCGCTTTGATCCTGGTTTCAATGGTGCCGATACTGATAATGGTAAGTGGTATCTACAGTGTAAGGACAGAATCACTGGTGAGTCTGATAACAATATCATCTTCCAGGAAATTCTTTATAGAATTCATGAAGCAGATTATCAGAGCAAGCCTACCACAACCGATACTTGGTATGAGCGTGTCAATGATGTCAGAGATGCTAATGAGAGGACTTACAAACTACGTTATGTCATTCCTAAGTATCTTGAGAATGCAAGAGATCCTATTAATGGATTTGTTCTTAAGACGAGAACTGACGATACCCGTAGACTAGTTCCTCAGAAACTTCTACTTAAACCTGTATCTGGTAACGTATATGGTGCTCGTTTCGAGAACCCACAGCAGCCAGGTGAGTTCATTGGATTCACTCAATCACAGTTTAATGCTGATGATACTCTAAACGAACTCTCAGCATATGATCCATACAGAAGACCTCTAACTGGTGAAGATCAGGATATCGATTATAGAGCAATCGCAAGATTCACCTCTGGTATTGCTGCTACCATCCAGTCTGGTCGTTATGTTCAAGACGCTCTAGATTCTACTATTAAGTATCTGGAACTAACAGTATTTGATCATGGTATTGATACCAGAAACTTCCCTGGTCTAAGAAATGAGATCCTAACAACCGTCAAGATCTCTGCACCTCAGGGTGGTGCTTTCGTTGCTAACAAGACACAAAGCACTGTTGGAAACACTGTCTCATTCTCTGGCAATTCTTCTGGTACTGCTTACATCCACTCTTACTTCAATGTTGGTGGTGACCACTACCTAATCATTAAGGGTATCAGTGGTGCTAAGGGAACTGCTTCACTAGAGTATAGCGAGTTCCAAGGTACAAGATTCACTCAGGGTGCTGTCTTTGCTGATATGCTGGAAGACCAGGATATGGGCAAATCGCTACCTCTGAAAACTCATATCAGAAAAAATTTCCCAGAGTATTATTACAAGCAAAACGGTTCTAACGTTTATACCATCACTCCTGGTGATCGTATTCAAGATGACGCTGGTATTGAATACTATGTTGAGTCGGTTGAAGATGTTGGTGTTATTGAAGACACATTCTACATCTTTGATAGTGAAGAACTACAGAAGCGTATCGCAGGTCAGCAAGATGGTATTTACTATCTAACTGCTCTCCGTGGTAACATTTCTCCATTCCCACAAGGTGCTGGTGTTTCTACCAACTTCCAGAAGTTCAAGTTCTCTCAACCTGTAGGTAAACTTTATCCTCTCAACTACAGAAACGATCCTCTCTGGTTCCAGAAGAGCGGTACAACCAATGAAGAGAAGAACTACTACTCTCAGCTGATTGATCCACCTCAGTCATATTCTGCTGCTGATAACTACATTCATGGTAAGGTCACTGTCAACGACACCAAGAACTCTGTAACCAGAGAATTGGTGTATGACTTGACAACACAACCTGCATTTGTTGAGAACACTTACACTGGTGATAATGAGATTCAGGCACAACTAGGTAACGCAACTTCTGGTTCAGAAGATCGCCGTATTCCTATCGCTGGTGACAGCACAGTTCTCTCGGATCAGCGTTACTACGTTGAACTCCGTAGACCATCTATCGCTCGTGCTGGTAACCATACGTTTGAGTACCTTGGTTTCGGTCCTGGTAACTACTCCACAGGTCTCCCAGCGCGTCAGGAGATTGTTCTAGAACCCGAAGAGGACTTCTACGCACAATCTAAGAAGCAAGACGCTGGTATCGTCTTCTACACTGGTATCAACTCTCAGGGTGACCTTTACATCGGTAACAGAAGAATCAACGCTATCACTGGCGAAGAGACCTTTATCGATAGAGCAGAACTTGCTGATGATGGAGATCAGGATGACGTAATCGGACAACTCGTTACTACCTTCGATACTCCTGTAACATTCAACCAGAACATCACAATTGTTGGTGGTCCAGATGGTGAACTTGTCAATAATGTCAACTCACCTGTTCTAATCAACGTACCTGACAGACAACTAAGGAACCTCAATGCTCCTCTGGTTATCTACTCTCTCGTCTCTGAAGTTGATCCTATCAGTGGTCTACCACAGGATCTATCACTTGATAGAGAGTCGTTCTTCCCTACCACTACTGGTGACATCAGAATCGGTAAGAACCGTGTTGATGCTGCTATCTTCGGGTTCAACTCAAGAGGTGAGGGTCAGAGCTATAAGATCCAGACACATGCTCCTGGTGGCGTTGCTTCTAACATCACACCCAACCAAGATGCTCTCATCTCTGCTGGTGGATCAAGAATCGCTGCTACTCAGTATGTAACTTACACCAACGTTCTACCAACAACTGGTGATATTCTACTTAAGGGTAGCGCAATTAATAAGAACGGTTCACTTGGTTGGATCTTTGCTAATATCTACAACACCATTCCAAACAACGTCATTTCTTCTCTAGAGGTTATCGTTGACCAAGGTGTTAACATTGCTAAGTTTACCTTTATCGATAGCAACAGCAACCCTGTAACTATTGGTTCACTTAACATTAAGTCTTCCTCTGAGATCAGACTACAGAACATCAACTACAATGGTCTGCTAAACGGAACTTGGAAGGTTGTTTCTACTCCTTCTTATCCATATGATCCACAGGATAACGTAGTATACTTCCAGATTAACCCAAGAACTGGAACTCCAATCGGTGCATTTGATGTAAACTGGAACGCTGATATTATCAATGGTCCAGTCAATGCTTCACCAAATGCTATCATTTCGTTCTCCGTTTCTAACTGGAAAGAGACATCAATCATTGGTGCTGAAGCACTAAGAACTGAGACTGAAATCTATGGTGACTTCAGACTTGGTATTAACACTATCGCAAGAGCTTCACATCTTGCTTACCTAGATGGATTTGTTGAACCTGCTAACACTGATCCTCGTGCTAACTTGGATGTAGTCGGTAACGCATACATCAGTGGTCGCTCGATGACTGATTGGTTAGCAGAAGATGACTACAACGATCGTGAAAGAAACAGAATCTCTGATGCTCTAGTTGTTGGTTGGAATGATGAAGTATCACCAAACAGCAACGATATTGATGCTGTTACTGCTGCCTTCCGTGTTTCCACTGAGACTTCAGCAATCACTGAAGCTGGTAGAGGAAATAATGAGAACAAGGTTGGTATCAACGTTAATGATAGCGAACTTGATAGAGCACTAGTTGTCAAGGGTGATGCTAGATTTACTGAAGATGTACGCTTTGAGCGTGACATCGAGATCCATGGTGATGGTACTCTAACTGAGGTAAGAACTGATACCACAACTGGTACATTCAACCTCATCACGGATACCAACTTTACTGGTACTCTAAACATTGCTAACTCTGCTAGCGTACTTAACTTCGTTAATACTGCTACTACGATCGAGATTGGCAATGATGCTACAACAAATTCATTCTACCTTGGTAACGATGTAGCAGGAGATCAGTTCTTCTACTTCGGTAATACTTCAAATCACAGCAATATCTGGATTGGCAATACTCCAGACAGTGCTACTGTTGCTGCTGATGGTTCTGTAGCAACTCCTGGATTCGGTATTAGTAAGACAGTAATTGGTGGTGCTTTCGGTAACACTAACCAAGACCTCTCTTATGTAAGAATCTCGGCACAGAATCTACGTGTTGATGGAGATCAGTGGTTAGGATTCCGCCGTCAAGGTGGTACTGCTAGCCTCAGATCTCAGGCATCCTTCATCAACTTCTTCTCCAACTCTGGTGGTCCTTCGACTATTAACTTCGGTCTCAATGCTTCTGAAGTTAACATCGCAGGTCAGGGTGGTACAACCACAATCAACAACTCACTACATGTTGTTGCTTCACTCAAAGTTGATGGTAACATGCTACTTTGTGGTGGTCTTGCTGCCTTCTCCTTCGTTGGAAACAGAGCACAGATGGGTTCAACCATCTCTGCTCACCAAGATGGTGTAGAACCAGATGGCACATTCACCAAGAACGTTGATATTCTTAATGTTTTAGTTCTAGGACCAACTGATGATGGATACAACCAAGTTGATACTGCTGGTTCGGGTCAGTGGGGTGGTTCTGCTTATCAGCAAGAAGTAACTAACATTGGTGGTACACCTGAAGTTGAACCTCAGGAATTCTCTGCTTTGACTGGTGATGAATATTATCTACCAATTAAGAATCCACCAAACCTTAATAACGGTGATCCATATCTAACAACTGGTGATTATATCATCGTTAACAGTGCTATCACTGGTTCTCTACACCCAGAATTCTTACAGATCCTTGAGGTTGTAAGAGCTAACGTTGGTCCTTACTATCTAAGAGTTAAGCGTCAACCATTTGGTGCTTTTGGTGGTGTTCTAACCACTCACGCCGATACAACCCCAATTTACAAGGTCAACGTACAGTTTGACGCTACTTGGTTGGAGCAAGGTGCTGATGGATTAGGAGCACAGGATAACTTCTATCTTGCTGAATTCGGTGGAAACCTAACCAGCAATGACTATGTAATCCTAAGCAGAAATGATGCTACTGGAACTCCAGAATACGTCAAGGTTGTTACTCCTCTATCTGAAGAAGTTCAGAAGTTTAGAATCAACAATGGTCTAGATTGTGATGATGAAGAAGGTGATGTATTCACTGTTGATTCTGTAACTGGAGACACTGAGATTGGGGGTCAGTTGACTCTTAATAATACACTCAAAGTTTCTGGTGGTTGTGGAACAATCAGCAAGATCGCTTTCAATGCTACTGGAACCACAGGTGACTTCAAACTAACTAGTGTAACGGTAACAACTCCAGATAAGACTATCACCGATATTCAAGTTGGTGATAAGATTGAAATTACTACAAATGAAGCAGCACTTGAAGTGCTACATGATACAGTAATTGTTTCTATCGATCCAGTTAATAATGTAATTTACATTGATAAGTCTCTCGTCGGATCTGCCACAGCAACGATTGCTTTCAACGCCAATAGAAACGAGAAACTAGTTTTAACTAATGGCAACGCTGTTGATACCTTTGAGGTTGATACATGTACTGGTACTACACATATTGGTACACATTATGGAAGAATTGATCTGGAATTTGCTGAAAATGGAGCAAGTGCTACCAATAATACAGCAAATATTCCAGCAGACTTTGATAGTGGTTTACTGAAGATTGCATATGGATATTGGTTTGATCCTCAAATTGTTGCTGATGGTGGTCCTTCTACAACAATTAGAACTACTGCTCAAGGTTCGTCTGGACAAGTTCAGATTCCTGTTAACTCTCTAGGTGTTGGATCTGGTGCTTTTGCTCTCAATGATCTAGTCTTCGTTGGAACTCCTGATGCCGCATCAACTGGTATTGGAACGTTCATTGTTGGTAAGATTGTTCAAATTATTGATGCTGCGAATAACCCAACAATTGTCATCAGTGATCCTGGTGATGGATTGACAACCAACGAACCATTCACTGCTTCTGATGATGTATTCACTAATGGAAACGTTGTAAGAAGATTAATTAAGCATTCTGAGTTTGCTAATATCATTGATATTCAAACTAGAACTAGAACGGTTGCTGGTGCTCAGTCAAATTACTGTTCTGTAATTCTTGACAGAGGTTACATCGTTCAGCAGAAACTAGATTATCTTGGTTGGGTCGTTCTTTGTAATGAAAAACATGAAGCTCAGACTTGGACTGTTGTCAAGGGTAGACTACAGGGTGTCGTTCATACCGCAAACATGAACGAACAGAATACTGACGGTTCTGTGGCATACAGAACTGGTGATCTAAATGTTTCTGCTGATCTTAGAATGATTGGTGGATCTCTTGAAATCTATGATTCTGTCAATCAAACGAGACTATTTGGTTTCGTCAATGATGACGGTCACGCAGATCACCAAGGTCTACTTGTCTGGGATGCTGGTGTTGTCGCTCGTGGTGACTTCTACCTCTTCAGTGGTCAGGATCCTGAGAACGTTATTGAAAATCCAGATGTTAATGTTCCATCATTCTCGGTTGATAACCTATCAAACGCAACAGTTGGTAGAACACTAACTATTACGGGTGTTGCTGAAGGAAATCCATCAACAACTATCAAGCAACTTGCTGTTGAAAATCTTGGTCCAAACGGTTCTAAGGAATTCGCAGTCAAGCAAGATAACTCCATCAACTCCTTTGGAATCAATAACTTCTACACTGCTAGTGGTGCTAGACATACAAGATATATCTCTGCTGCTTCACCAGAAGAAGATCTATCACTCGTACCAAACATCGTCTACTGTGTAAACGTTCAGTCTCAGCAGACATTGATTGTAAACCTACCTGCTACGGCAAATACTGGTGATACAATCAAGATTGTTGAAGTTGGTGGCAACCTAAGTTACAATACAAGTCTTGTTCTAAGAACTCCAGAGACATCTGGAACACGCATCCAAGGTGATGCTACTGGAACACTACTTGGTGGTAGATTAACTCCATATCCATCGGGTGAATTGGTAGTTCAGACACCAAACGCAGCGTTCACACTTGTATACCTAGGAGGTACAGATAACAATGGACAAGTTGGAATCCCAGCCGCAGTTCAAGGTTGGTGGCTAATGGAGGTCTGATAAATGGCAAATTACAATAGAATCAAAGCGTCCAAGGCGGTTCCTATCGGGACCATCATGCCTTGGACGGGGGCATCTACTACCTCTAGAATTGCTGAGGATGCTATCCCCAATGGTTATATTATCTGCAGAGGTCAAACTCTACGTGCCATTGATTATCCTCTTCTAGCAAACTTAATCGGTAACACATACGGTCCTTTTCAGGAACCTGGAGGACCACCAGTTGGTATCTTGAATAGTTATCCTGAATATGATGAGAATGATTTGTTTACTCTACCCAACCTTAATAACTGCTCTCTAGTTGACCTAGAAGGGTCTAGATTGGACCCTTCAGATCAATTAGTTGTCGGTCAGTACATTACAGAGAACGGCAATGATGCTGCTCCTCCTAGCAATGTTCTTTCTTACATTGATGTAAACTTCCAAGTTGAATCTGACGCTCAGTTATCTGGAAAAATTACTGGTGTCACACTACAAGAACCAGCATATTTTGATACTTATAGAACTATTCCTAGAAAGTTGGGTGTAGACCATACACCAGCTCACACCCACCCAAGACCACCTGATGATAGATATCCATCTGCTAGTCCATCTGGTAGATATATCGCATTCTTTATTCCTGGAACATATGAAACTCAGGATAATGATTGGACTACTGCTGACTCAGTAAACTCAGAAGATAAGGATGAACCAGCAGATAGATTCAATCCTGGTACTGCCACATTGACGTGGTATGACCCAATTGCGGGACAGAGTTTACCAATCATGGATGACTTCCTTGATTTTACTGCTTCTTCTCCAGTCTTACCTGCTTCCAGAGGAGGTCAGTCAAGAAACATCAGCACATACGGTCAAACTGTAAACTCATATAGTGACGACTATAGTTGTGTTCAGTCACAGCAGGCAAATGCTTGGACTGGTCCATTCCCAGCACCTGGACTTTACAATGGTAGATTAAACTTCTATCCTGGAGCAGATGTTTCTGCTGCTAGAAACCAAGGACCATATCCAACAACACTAAACCATAATACTGACTCCTGGAACTCTACTGCTCTCGCTTCTCACAATCACTTCACGATTGATATCTCAATGACATTGGGACAGATGCGTGTGCCTGGCACAATCCTCCTAAATAATATGACGACAGGAACTATTGCTCCTGTTAGTGTTGATAAGGCTTTAAGCGTACAGATCAACCCAAATACACCTTCACTTACAACTCTGATTATAATGAGGGCATTCTAAATGGCAGTATTTTATAACAGAGAAAAATCGAAAGTTGGAACTAATACTGGATCAATTATTAATTGGTCCAGACAACTTCTTTCTAATGATCCTGAAGATATTACCACAAAAGATGCTATCCCCGCTGGATATTTGAGATGTGATGGAACTGTATATTCAGCAGAAATTTTTCCTGAACTTGCTACCATTTTAGGTGTAGGTCAGCAGTCAAGATATAGACAAGAAAACCAAACTCTATTAGATAATCAGTTTCAAGTTCCAGATTTTGGATCTAAGAAACTCAAAGCATCATCTGGTGCTAACTTAGGATTAGAAGTTGATCTTCGTATTACTGATGATAATGACGAACCAATCGTAAAATCTGGTGTAGGATTGGAAGTACAGAGCAATATTGGTGAGTTGTATGAGATTGCCTATCAAGGTGATTTCTTTGTGCCATCTCAGCAGATTGTTATCACTGGCGAACCAGGATTTGTAAGAGCAACTGGTAACTACACAGAAGAGACTGAAGTATTACAAACTGCATTCCTTCCACACGCACACTTCCACGACGGAACTAGAGCAAGACAAGCATCTTCGATTGGAAACGAATTTGCTTCTATTGGTAGAAACTTTGCTACTAGATTTTCTACTCTTTGTATTATTCCATGGTATGAAAATACTTATCAGATTCTCTGTCAGTTAGCAGCATCTAGAATTGCTACTGCTGGATTCTCTCAAACTGATGGACCATATGGCGGTGGCGATGGAGTATTTGGTAGATGTACCAGATATTATTATGGTGGATGTTTTAGTGGTTGTGACTTTGCTGGATCGAGATATGAGTGTTTGATCCCAGCAGGAACTAGTTGTCAATATCCACTATGGGGTGGTCAGTCTAGTTGTTCTGGTGGTGGTGGATCACCAGATAAAACAACTTGTGGAACTATTGATTATACTGGTTTGCTATTTTCTGACTGTGTTTGTACTGGTCTTGCTGGTCTAGATGATGGTGGAGCGAGAGCTAGACGAGCAAGTACATCATTGTCTCCAAACTATGATGAACCAACAGTTCCTTTTGATTCATTTAAGACTGATGATGTGGAAGGATATTCTGCTCTATCTAACGTCACAAATGGGACAGAAAATTTTGGTAATGAAGGTATTCACCGTCACTTCGTAAACTTCTCTGCCAATCCACATACATATGTTGTGAATACACAACCATCGTTTATTCCAGCATCATCGTTGGTATCTACGATTTCCATTCGTGTAAACGAAGAGAATAAGGCAGATCAATTTATTCAGCCTTACATCGTCCAAGAGTTTCTCATTAAATATTAATGACAGTCCCATACAGAAATAAATTTACTGCGTACAAGCAGGAGCATGACAAAAATTATGCTCCTGTTGGGTCTATTTTTCCTGTCTTAGTAGATAGTTACTCAGGAAATGATGCTGACAGCGGTGGTGATGGCACTGGTGGAGAAAGTCCAGAGTATGGATATGAAGGATATCTTTATTGTGATGGTTCTGAAGTAAAAATTAGAGATTATCCTTTACTGTATAATGCTGTAAAAACTACCTATGGTGGTAGCACTGCGGTTACAAAATCTGCTCCAACAGATGCTGGTGGCATTATCAAAATTTTCTATAAATCATCATTAAGTAAGTGGTATATTGTATTCAATCAGGATCTTAGTGTTTCTTCTCCTGTTAAACTTCCTTATCCTTATGGTGTAACATTCATATTTAATGACACCACTGGTGATACTCCTCCTGGACTAGGACTAGGCGGTCTTGGCACTAACAATGGATGGGTATATAATATATTTTATGGAACTACTGCTCCATCAGACAGTGATCTTGTAGAACTATCTGGAGACTATAATACTTCCACACAATATATTTACGAAATTACTTTCCCATCTACACAAGATTCTAGCACATATGCTCAAGCAACATATACATTCACCAGTGCGAATCACCCATCGGTAACTCTAAACAAATCTTTTTTACTTTCTGATTATCCTTACAACGTTGGAACATTTGTTCTTCCAGACTATAGAGACAGAATTGTAGTTGGTGTTGGTGGTGTCGATGGTGAAGGATCGCCAACTGTTGAGAATGCACTTGTAAACCAAGTAGGACAAGTTGGTGGTCAGTGGTATATTAGTAAGAATCAACTTCTTGATGGCGGTGTATTCTTTACTGTAGGTGATGTTAGAACTAGAGGATATAGTAATATCACTAGTGATATCTTTACATATTTGACTGGTGAGTCATCATATAGAATTGGTCCTCTTGACGATCATATCTTTAGCAGACCGATCGAACACAATCACCAGTTGCTATCTGTAAGACCAGAAGATATCTTTGATTCTGAAGTTGGTGAGATTAACTGGGATGAATTTGCTGTAACATATACTCTTAGCAGTGCTAACGTTGCTCTTTTCGAACCAGCAGTTGGTGGTGGATTGGCATTAGGTCACTCTCATGGTATCACTAGAGATATTCTAAACGATCCAAACTCTGCTACTTATGGTAACACTGATGGTATTGGCGGACAGGATCCTAA